TCGCCCTTTTGCGCCTCTACTTGAGACACAAGATCGGACAGGCTCAACACGTTAGCTGAATATCGTGAATCTAGCTCTTTGATCTTAGCTAGTAACAGCGCAGCAACTTGCGATGCTTTCATTAGTCAACAACTCTTAGCGCAGTTATCAAAGCTCGGTTTAGCTCTTCATCCGATGTATCGGCAGAATCTTCCTCGGCATCTTCTTCATCAGGCACAACCTCTGGCGCTTTCGGCACGTTATAAGGCTCAAGGGCATACTCAACGCCAAACTGCGTCATAAGCTCCTTATCTTTCTTAATTTGAGACAGCAACTCCTCCGCATCCATACCATACTGCGCGGCAACGTGTTGAAGTGACTGTATACCAGAATGCAATCCAGTAACAGCCGCGTTCATCTCTTTTAGTGGATCGACCCAGTTCCACGACCGGCCTCTAAACTCTGCCGCAGACGCAAACTTGTCAAATCGGGATAGCGGTATCGGGCTATTGCCAAATGATAGATGGTACTCCAGCCAACACTCAAAAACAGGTCGAACTAAATGCTCAATAAAAAACTCCTGCTGGTCTGAGTAAAAGTCTCGATCATCTAGCGCCACCTGCCGAATGGAGCTATAGCTAGTCGCCTCGGCATCGTTAGCCAATGATGTATAGCCAATCTCCAGACCAGACGCAATGCTTTTTAGCACTGCCTTATGGAATGGGTCAAACTCGCCTGTGGGATAACCAGGATCAAACGATTTAAAGTCCATTCCTGCTGGCAACTGAGTAAAAGTACCGCTTTCTGCGTTCATTACTGGAGTTTCGCCATCGTACTCGTCAGCATTAAAGTCATCGCCTGAGTTAGACGTAAAAAAGCCCATCTTGGACGCTCCAACTCTCGCCGCAACAATTGCTGCCTCTTTAAACCCATCTAACTGCTTGATGGCGCTCATCGTTGGTGCGGTTCGAGGCACACCCCTCGTTTGACCTGGGCGTTCCGCTTTAAATATGTGCATCATACGTTCGGCAGGGACTTTAATGTACTTCTTCTGACCGGCTTTTGCCTGAAAACCTGCATCGCCTGGGTGATCTTGTAGCACATGGTATCTAACCGGCCTCTTGAACTCATCAAGCTCTACACCCATGCGTATCTCATTGCCATTTTCCAAGCGCCTGTTAACATCATGGTCAACCCTGTCTGCATCAATAAACTGCAACGCCACACCATCCTTAAACTGTGAGCCAAAGTGCTTTAATATAAAGACTTCACCATCTCGCGCCTCACACTCAACCGCCATCTTCTGCACATCGCAAAATGTCATCTTACCATCAGTAGTACAGTTACCCAGCCGACCCCATGCCCGAAACGCCGACTCAATTAGCTCGTTTCCGCCTGTATCCATGGTTCCATCAGAGTTTAATGCTTTTGATTGGTAGGTTATGCCCTTCTTGCCGATAATGTTCTTAGTTAGCAAGCCAAGATAGCGTTTGACGTAGGAATTATTGCGAGACAGCTCCCGAGACCTAGCCCGCATAATAGGCAGTGCCGTTCGCAACTCTCCATCGGCAGAGCTGTCACTAACACCAAAGTCAGCAAACAACCTGTTAACACCTGCCGCGACATAACTTCTTGGCACTATAGGCCTCACTCGCCGCTTTTGCACTTTTTTGCGCTTAAAAATGTCTGAAATAGCCATTAAAACGTCACCTTTATTGTGGCAGAGCTACCTTTTCCGCGCTTAATCATCTCTTTCAGCTTTTCTGACTTAACTTCCTGCTTGTAGTATTTTCTCGCGTCAAGTAGCTCTTGATAGCTCATTTTCTTCAATGATCGACCCTGTACTGAGTATTCCTCAACGTCAGAGTCAGCTTTACCCTCTAAAATGCTTTGTATCTTGTCAACCATGATCTCAGCGTGTGATCTTGGGTCAACATTGCTATCATCAAGGTCAACAACAATCTCCCAGTGGCCAGAATCTACAACCACGCGCTCACTGTCGCTATTTCTGACTATCTCCAACTGCCATCGGTGTCGCCCACCGCTAAATGCGCTAGATGCGGAGCCTAAAATCGAGAACAGGTAGTCATCACCGCTTGCCGAGCCACTAACAGTAAACTCATGGGAGCCGCCTTTTGCATCGCGAGACACATAATTTGCAGTATATTGATCGTTGGGGTAGTCGGAGGACAGGTCAGTGCGTTTCCACTGTACGAAATCACCAACAACAAAGCTATCTGGCTCGGTGGATGGTGCGTCTTGTGCGCTAAATGCATTTGCCATATTATTTCATCGCCATGAATTAACAAAACCGCCTTGACGTGGCTTTTTACGCGCCAAAACAGGGTGTTTTTGTATTGATTTATCAACCTTAACGGGCTTTTTCTCCAATTCTTTCTCCACCTTTTCCGCTAATGCGTTGATATTCACACCTAGTATAGCATAAGCCGCTATAGCATACACCATGCAATCTAATGCCTCGTTTCGAGTATGCACCTTAATATATTCACTTTTGGGAAACCCCTTATGGTAACGCAAAACCTTCTTTTCAGCCGTTAGCTGCTTGAAATACTCATCATTCAGCCTATCAGAGAAGTGTACATAACCTGGCCCTGTCTCTTTTATCTTTAACCGACCGAAAATTAAGTCCTTGACCGTATTTACCCCAATGCCAAACAAAGGGCATTTGCCTATGTTGTTTCGGCTAGGCTTGCCAGCTATGGGCTTGCCCTCTCCACCAATACCCTTTATCGCAAATATCCTGCGACCATAGTTCTTTTTACAGTATGCGTAGACAGATGCGGTATAGTGACCACCAGAATCGACACACGCCGCCCTAATGCCTAGCTTCCTTCCGTTGGCCGTTTGATACTCGCGGAGTAATAGCGAGTCCAAATCTGCCCATAATCTTGCGGTACTTGGGTCGCCATACAGCACACCAAAATCAAGCACATAACTTTCATCATCCCGACCCCATCCAATAGTCTCAATCTCCAACCTGTTATCCTGAACATCAACACCCGCCGTTATAAGCATTACATCATCTGGCAGGTAAGGCATTTCCTCTCGCCTTTCTGCCAACTCATAGTCATCTATTCGCTCACCAGCATCCTCCCACGTTTCACCTAGATAGGTGTTAGTCCACACTCGCAACTGCTCTGGGTTCTTCTTTACCGACAAAAAGTCCCTGACCCCATCAGCTAGTGGAGTCCACGGAGAGTTTAACCCGTTAATAGCAAAACCCGCCGTACCTGTAAATGGTTTTGATGCAACCCAGTAGCCGTTGCGGATAGACCACATTCGATCAGCTTCCGACCAACTTGTATCGCAATTATCGCACAAATAACTCGCAGTCTCAGGTTTATCAGCCTCCCAATGAACATTTGACCATTTAAGAACCTGACCCTTGGTACAGTGTCGGCATGGCACATGGTACTGGCGCTGGTCAGATTGCTCATAAGCAGTCTCGATTCTTGATGCACCTTTGTTAGTCGGTGTAGAAACCATGATAATCTTGCGGTTCCAGAATGTTGCAGCCCTCTTTCGCGCCAACTGAATGGGATCACCCTCCGAGCCAGCACTAGCGGGATACCTGTCCACCTCATCACACAAAACAACGCGGATTGGCCTAGATGCCAGACCAGATGGACTGTTAGCACCAACCATGGTTAATGCACCACCAGGAAATACTTTATGCAGGGTAGTGTTGCCAGAATCTCTGGCGCGGGGGTCTTTTACTTTATCCTTGAGGCAGGGCGTTGACGATAGTAGGCCACTTGCCACTCGATCCTTACTAAACGCCTGAGCCATGTCTAGCGTTGGCTGTAGAACCAACATAGGGCTTGGGTCATTATCTATGTGATAACCAATAATATTAAGGATGGCTTCGGTCTTGCCCAACTGCGCTCCAGCCATAACAACCACTTCTGCGATACCCGCATCAGAGCAAGCATCCATAATTTCTCTCTGATACTCAGCCCTTGACGTATACCATCGACCAGGCTCCGCACTACTTTGCGAGTCGAGCCGTCTTTCTTGGTCTGCCCACTCGCTTACCGTTAGAACTGGAGGCGGCTTTAGCACCTGAATTGCCTTTTTTGCCTTTGCTATCAGGTTTTTCATCCTTGCTCGTTTTAACTTTTGGGTCATAATTTGACAATTCCTCAAGTGCCTCGTTAATCAAATCCTCCAGCACCGCTTTACATGAATTAGTGTTGCTTTCCGCAGCAACTACGGGCGCGGCCTTAATCGGGATTGATAGCAACTTGGACTTTAACGCGCCCAACACATCCTCCCACGCAGCAACAACATCGTCTGCCGCAACCAATGTCCCATGAATTTGCTCCAAGGTCAACTCAGCAACCTCGGCCTCTGCGTTCATTTTGCGGGTTCTAGCCTCATCGTATGATGAGCCGACCTTTACTCCTCCGGTGGATGGCATTTATTGGTCACTCTCTCCTGTTGCAATTTTAACTATTTTATATTTCTTCAAAAGCTTATAGATTGCAAATCCAATAACTCTCTCGTGACCCCTGTAAGTCTGAATCATGTTGTCGTCATTTACATTGAGTTCCGAAGCCTCTCGAACCGCCTTTGCCATCTCTTTACTGTTTGGGTAACATCTGTCTGACAAGCCATCTGCCAAGTAT